AGCTGCGCGACTTGTTTGTTCTTTGAGAACGCCCAAATCATGGGCAGCTGCCGCCGTTATCCACAAATGCTTAACAAACACGAAAACGATTGGTGTGGTGAACACGTTCTAGCGCCTATGGCCCTAGTCCAAATGCCCGTGTACGACATAATGACCGACACGGTCACCGAAGCCCCCAAACGCAAATACACAAGGAAAAAAGATGCTGCAGCCGTTGCGTGACCGCGTAGTGGTACGTCCCCAGGTAAGGACGCTATCCGAAATCATCGTGGTAAACAACAAAGAACCATTTAACGAAGGCACGATCATGGCGATTGGCCCAATGGTGTCAGAAGTAAAGGTCGGCGATTTCGTGAAATACGGGAACGGTGACTATTTAAATTGGCCTACTCACAACGTGGGCGGTCAAGACTACCAGGTAATTCAAGAAGCGGACATTTGTGCCGTAGTTGAAGCATAATCCCAAAACCCAACCCTTTTAAGGACTAAATCATGTCAAATTCAATTGCAACTGGTGTCGCATATAACGACCCAGAATTTTCAACCGTATATGCCACAGCTGAAATCGGCTACGCTGCATCTGGTCAGGGTACTGTTACCCAGGCTACCAGCAAGTCCACAGGCGTGACTTTAAACAAGTCAGCTGGTCAAATCACAATGAACAACGCAGCACTAGCAGCTGGCGTTGCGGTTTCATTTGTTTTGACAAATAGCACAATTTCCGCCAATGACACAATCATTGTGAACGTTGCTAGCAATACAACTGGCAGCTTGGCTGGCGCATACACCACTTATGTTTCGTATTTAGCAGCTGGTTCAGCTTTAATTACATTGCGTAATTTGACTGCAGCCACTTCATATTCTGAAGCCGTTGTTATTAACTTTGCAACTATTCATGGTGCAGTTTGAACGAAGCAGCCTTAAAAGCCAGGATTGAAACCCTGACCGCCCAAGCCCGTCAAATGGAGACAACACTCCAAGCGATCGGCGGGGCGATCCAGGACTGCCAATATTGGTTAACCCAACTGGAAGCTAAAGATGCCCCTGATCAAATCAATGACTCCCAAAGCGCTGAAGGCTAATATCAAAAAAGAGATAGAAGCTGGCAAGCCGCCCAAACAAGCGGTGGCAATTGCCTATTCCGTCAAACGGGAAGCTGCCAAGAAGCCAGCGAAGAAGAAATGACCAAGCACGACAAGCCCATAGCTCATAAGACCACAGGGAAGGGTAAGACCTACAACCCAACGGAAAAGGGCGCTGGTATGACTGCAAAGGGAAGAGCTGAATACAACGCCAAGAACAATAGCAATCTAAAGCCCCCAGCACCTAATCCGAAGACCAAAAAAGACGAAGGCCGCAAGGCCAGCTTTTGTGCCAGGATGGAAGGCGTAGTAAAGAACGCCAAAGGCCCAGCAGAACGTGCCAAGGCATCACTAAAGAACTGGAACTGCTAATGAAGCCTGGACTCTATGCCAACATCCACAAAAAGCAAGAACGGATAGCCAAGCAAAAGGCCGAAGGCAAGCCCGTAGAACGTATGCGTTCGCCTGGCACTAAGGGCGCACCCACAGCTGCAGCATTCAAACAATCTGCTAAGACAGCTAAGAAATGACAGAAGAAGTTAAGCGCCCCGTAGGTCGCCCAAGCCAATATGATCCCGCATACTGCGAAAGGATTATTGAACTTGGACGATTAGGCAAATCTATAGAACAAATTGCTGCACAAATCGGGGTTGGCACGAAAACAATGTATAACTGGAGAGATGAGTTTCCAGAATTTTTACGTGCCTTGGAGATGGCAAAGGAATTAGAGCTGGATTGGTGGGAGAACATAGCCCAAAACATGATGGTCGAGAACAAAGACGGATCAAAGCTAAACAGCGCGATCTGGTCCAGGTCAATGGCTGCACGATTCCCGAAGAAGTATCGGGAAAGCACTAAGACAGAGATCACAGGGGAAAACGGCGCACCGCTGCTGCAAGGCATCCAGGTCACATTTGTAAAGCCGAATGAATGACATAGTCAACCAGGCGATAGCTAAAGCGGAATTTCCAATTAAGCTCAAGGGTTTGTTTGAGAAAAGCCGCTACAAAGTCGCATACGGTGGACGGGGTGGAGCTAAGAGCTGGGGCATAGCCAGGGCGCTATTGATCAAAGGCGCTAAAGACCCGATGCGAATCCTTTGCGCCAGGGAATTCCAAACATCCATCAAAGACAGCGTCCACAAGCTGCTATGCGACCAGATCGAAGCGCTTGGACTGCTAGGGTTCTATGAGATAACCCAGAACAGCATCCGCGGCAAGAACGGAACAGAGTTTTCCTTTGTAGGCCTACGCAACAACGTGGCAAACATAAAAAGTTATGAGGGGGTGGATGTGGTTTGGGTGGAAGAAGCCCAAACAACCAGCCGCCTATCCTGGAACATCCTAATTCCGACCATACGCAAACAGGGCAGCGAGATATGGATTAGCTTCAACCCAGAGCTGGAGACTGACGAAACCTACCAGCGCTTTGTGCTAAAGCCCCCAGCGGACTGCATCCAGATCAAGATCAATTGGAGCGATAACCCGTGGTTTCCCGAAACCCTAATGCTGGAGAAGGACGCATTAAAGGTCCGCGATCTAGAAGCATACAACCAGGTATGGGAAGGCCTATGCCGCCAATCAGTTGATGGGGCAATATTTGCCAAGGAGCTGCAGCAAGCGGACCTGGATGGGCGGTTAACTAAAGTCCCGTATGACGCAACCAAACCAGTTCATGCCGTGTTTGACCTGGGATGGGCCGACAGCACCGCCATCTGGTTTCTGCAGTTCGTGGGCATGGAAACCAGGCTAATCCGCTACATCGAAGACAGCCAGAAGACCATTAGCCATTACCTGGCGACCATGCAAACGTTTGGTTATGTGTACGACAAGGTTTGGCTGCCACACGATGCGGAAAACAAAACCCTGGCTGCAGCTGGTCGGTCCATCGATGACATAGTGCGGGCAGCTGGATACAAAACCCAGATATTGCCCCGTGTGCCAATCCTGGACTCGATCAACGCTGCCAGGACCATATTCCCCAGCTGCTACTTCGACCGCGATAATGCTGCCGAAGGGATAAATTGCCTACGCCACTACCGTTACGAAGTCGACCCAACTACAGGCCAGTTCAGTCGAAGCCCGCTGCATGACCACTACTCGCACGGGGCGGACGCATTCAGATACATTGCGCTAATGATTAAAGAACCAGCAGCCAGAAAACCCAAGGCCCAGGTTGCAATGGTTGCGGGATGGATGGGGTAAGTGAGATAATTTCTCAATAAAGAGGTACACCAATGGCACGAACAAACGAAGCTAAAGACGAACGCATCCAGAAGGCAATAGACTTTTGGCATTTGAGCAACGATGCGGACTCGATGAACCGCGCCGAAGCTTTGCAAGACATTAAGTTTGCAGCTGGCGACCAATGGCCCGTGGAGATACAGAACTCGCGCAACCTGGAAGCCCGCCCGTGCCTGACGATTAACAAGATCGATGCCTACATCCGCCAGGTGACAAACCAGCAGCGTATGCAGCGCCCCAGGATTAAGGTGCAGCCAGTAAATAACCTGGCAGATTACAAGATCGCCCAGGTGATCGAAGGTATGACCAGGCATATCGAAGTCAATTCAAACGCTGATACCGCCTACGATACGGCCTTCGATTACGCGGTGCGGATGGGCTGGGGTTACTGGCGCATTAATACCCGCTACGTTAGCGAAGATTCGTTCGACCAGGAAATCTACATCGACACAATCGACAACCCGTTTACCGTTTACTTCGATCCCAATTCAATATTGCCAGACGGATCGGACGCTGAAAAGTGCTTGATCACGACCGTTATGGATAAGAAGGTTTTCCGCGACCATTACCCAGACGCAGACGATGGCGCTAACTTCACCCAGCGATCAACGGGTGACGACACCGCCAGCTGGATTACAAAAGAAGACATTCGCATAGCCGAATACTTCTATGTCGAACGCGAACGCGCCAAGCTTTACCAATTGAGCGATAACACGGTTCACTTTGCCGACTCTGCTAACTTCTTCGAAAAAGTCGAAGCAATGGGTTTAAGCATTGAAGACGAACGCGACACATTCCGCAAGGCCGTGAAGTGGTGCAAGATGACCGCCTTGGAAGTCCTGGAAGAGAAAACCTGGGCTGGCAAATACATTCCCGTTGTGCCGTGCTATGGCGCACAAGTAATCGTGGACGACCGCCGCAAGCGCTACGGCCTGGTAAGGTTTGCTAAAGACCCGCAGCGGATGTATAACTTCTGGCGCACCAGCATGACCGAATCGGTTGCGCTAGCTCCAAAGGCCAAATGGCTGCTGGCAGAAGGCCAGGACGAAGGCCACGAAAACGAATGGGCGTTGGCAAACATCAAATCCAGCCCCGTCCTACGCTACAAGCAAAAAGACATTGAAGGCGTAACAGCACCCGTTCCGCAAAGACTACAGCCAGAACCGCCGCCCGCGGGCATCATGGAAGCAGCTGGGGCAATATCCGCCGATCTGCAAATGGTCCTGGGCATACTCGACCCCAACCAGCTGCCATCTGGCAACATTTCGGGCAAGGCATTGGCTGGGCAGCAAAACCAGGTGGACTTGTCTAACTTCCACTTCTACGACAACATGACTAGGTCAATCCGTCACACGGGCAAAATCATTTTGGACTTGATCCCGCACATTTACGACACAAACCGCGTGATGCGGATCATTGGATCGGACGGGCAACCTGACATGACCACGATCAATGAGAAAACCGAAGTGGGCAAAGTGCTAAATGATGTAACAGTTGGCGAATATGACGTTGTCATGGATACTGGACCAGGATTCCAAACTAGAAGACAGCAAGCGGTCGAAGCCATGATGCCGCTGTTAACAGGCAACGAACAGCTATTCAATATCGCTGGCGACCTGGTGTTTAGGAATATGGATTTCCCTGGTGCGGACGTAATTGCGGACCGCCTGGCATCTATGAACCCAATGGCCCAGGTGGACGAAAAATCGGACATTCCGCCCCAGGTCCAAATGGAATTGGCAAACAACAAAAAGCAAATGCAAGAGATGCAGCAGCAGCTCCAGGCCGCGCAGCTGGAGATCAACAACCGCGGTCAGGTGGCGCAGATACGCGAAGAAGGGGCGACCAAGCGCAAGCTTATGGAAGTCACCGCCAAGGCGCACAACACCGAAACAATGGCAGAGGTCAAAGTCAACGACCAAAACACCCGTGCGATCACAAGCCAGAACAAAACCGAAATCGATGCGATTGTGGAATTGTTGCTGCACCACATGGACACAGGCCGCCTAATGCAAGAAATCGACAAGCGCAACATGGAACAAGGCCAATATGCAACCATTGCAGCGTCAGACATTGCAGAAGGTGCTAGCCCGTTCACGCAGCAGCAGCAACCGATGCAGCAGCCACAACAAGCGCCAATGGAACAACAACCTATGCAATAAGCTTGACGAATGAATAATCTTGTGGTACAAACCCACAACCTTTACCCGTGGGGTTCACGGGGCAAATTCTTTGAGGAAACTCAATGTCAGAAGTAGCAGAACGACTTGCAGCCAATGTGGTTACAAGTGAAAATTTAGCGGAATTTAACGCCAAACGAATGGGT